TTAGAACTAGGCGAAGAAGCTGGTGTGTTTAAGAAAGTATCTACTAGATATGAAATGCCTGATGGTACAAAAGTATTTGGTAAGTCAATCAATAGTGAGCCTGAAAAATATTTTACAGATGAGGTACTAACAAAGATTGATGAATACACCAAACAAAAATTCACCTACGGACAAGACGAAGAATAGTAAATACGCTTTTGTACAAAGACAAGAAGATGACTTTACTTGTATAAAGTTATTGTCAGATGAGTACAAAGATGTAATTTTAAAGTATGGTAAAGTTGGCTTTGCTAAAGACGAAGACGAACATGGTAACTTGCCAATGCGTTTTGATTATGATATAATACAAAATCCAAATAAGATAGAACTGGATACAAATGAGTTTGTAGACCATATTGGTGATATATTAGTTGAATTAATGGAGAAACAAATAAAAGATGGCACAGCAATTGTTGAGTGATAGAATAGAAACCACAATTATTAGTAATCTATTCTTTAATGAAGATTTTACGAGAAAGGCTTTGCCGTTTATTAAGCCAGAATATTTTAGTAATTCAGATGAAAGAATATTATATGGCGAGATAGAAAAGTTTGTTGAAAATTACAAAAACTTACCTACAAAAGATACAATCTTAATTGAACTTAATAGTCGAAAAGATTTAACCGAAGAACAACTTAAAAATATCAAACACATTATTGCTAGTGCAAGTGAAGAAGAAACAGATTTACAATGGTTGTTTGATACAACTGAGAAGTGGTGTAAAGATAGAGCCGTGCATAATGCCGTTCTATCTGGTATTAAAATCTTAGATAAAAAAGACCAAAAGCAAACACCAGAGGCAATACCTGGTATTCTCGCTGACGCTCTTGCAGTATCATTTGACAATCATATTGGTCACGATTATATTGAAGACGCTCAGGCTAGATTTGATTGGTACCATACGAAAGAAAAAAGATATAAGTTTGATTTAGATTACTTTAATCGTATTACAAAAGGTGGTGTCCCTAGTAAGACTTTAAATATTGCTCTTGCAGGCACAGGTGTTGGTAAATCTTTGTTTATGTGTCATGTTGCCTCTAGTTTTTTAACACAAGGTTTAAATGTGTTGTATGTAACTTTAGAAATGGCTGAAGAAAGAATTGCTGAAAGAATTGACGCTAACTTATTTGATGTAACTATGGATGATTTACATACAATGCCTAAACAATTGTATGATACAAAATTAGATAAACTAAATGCAAAGACAAAAGGTAAATTAATTATCAAAGAATATCCAACTGCTTCTGCTCATAGTGGTCATTTTAGAGCATTATTGAATGAGTTGGCATTGAAAAAAAGTTTTAGACCAGATGTTGTCTTTATTGATTATTTAAATATTTGTGCTAGCGCTAGATTTAAAGGTGGTAATATATCATCTTACTTCTACATTAAAGCAATCGCTGAAGAACTAAGAGGTTTGGCTGTAGAGTTTGATTTACCTATCTTTAGTGCAACACAAACAACTAGAACTGGTTATGTGTCAACTGATATTGGTTTAGAAGATACTTCAGAAAGTTTTGGTTTACCTGCTACTGCCGACTTTATGTTTGCCTTAATGTCAAACGAAGAGCTAGAGGCATTAGGTCAAATGAAAGTTAAACAATTAAAGAATAGATACAATGACCCAGCTATGAATAGGGCATTTATCGTAGGTGTTGACAGAGCTAAAATGAGATTGTATGATGTAGAAAACAATGCTCAGAATATTGTTGACGCCAATCAAACTAAACAAGAAGAAAACTATCCTAATCCTGAACAGGCATACGATAAGTTTTCAGACTTTAAATTATAATGCCAAAAAAGAAAACACAAAAAGTTAGATTTCACAAAGGCGATAAAAGGCCACCAAAAACGGAGAAAAGCTTGCATTACATTAAAAAAATGGTAAAAAAAGGTCGTAAAATTTTATGGCAGGTGATTGAAAAACCTAAAAATAAGATTATATCAGAATTCTTTTTTGAAGAAGACGCAACTTCATTAGTTAAGTTTCAAAATAAACATAGAGTTTGGTTAGAAAATGGTGGTATACCAGACTTTCTTTGTATAAAGGGTGAGAGGAAAAATGTTTCAAATTAAAGAAAAGGTATTACCATTACAAACAGTAATGACTAATTATGAAGTTATCTTAGATGATGACAAAATGAATAAAAAAATTATTGAACAGATAGATAAACAAGGTGATAAACAAAATCATAAAACTAATATCAAGGCAAATATGACAGATTGGGATATGAGAAATAAACCTGGATTTAAAGAACTTGTAAAAATAGTTAATAATGTTTTAAAAGATGTACAAAATTTAAGATGGCCTAATTCGGATGCAGGTAAAAGAAAACTTAAATTAGAAACTATTTGGGGTGCTAAATATAAATCAGGAGAAGAAACAGCTGAACATGACCATTGGCCAGCATTATGGTCTTTTGTTTATTATCCTAATAAAGTTGAGGGAGCCTCTGGTTTAACATTTAGAGAGGCTAATGTAGAAAGAACAATTGAAAAAGGATTACTATTATTCTTTTCAGGAAATATACAACATTCTGTAAGACCTAGTGAGTTTGAAGGTTATAGATATTGTGTAGCAGGAAATTACCATGATACTAATTGAAAAAATAAAAAATATCTTTAAAAAAGAAGAAGACAATATTGATGACAAAATTATTTGGTGGTCAACAGTAGATGGCTTAGAACAAGTTGAACCAGTTGTAAGAGCTAAAGAAGCTTTACCTGATTGGTGGAAAAAAATAGTAAAAGTCACCACACAAGACAAAATGAAAGATTTGTTAAACAAAGGAAATATTGCAAACTGTCCATCTTTTCCAGAGTTTATGTCAAATGGTTTTGTTGTAAAACTATGGTGTGATTTAGAATTAGAAATAGAACATGACGGAAAATATAAATGGAAAACACCTATAAATGCTTTTAATTTTTCATCTCACGGTGATGACCAATTTAAAGATTGGCTTCCAAAAAATGTACAAGATAATATATCAATTGTTTTAAAACCAGATTGTCCTTGGAGAGTTAAAACACCACCTGGTTATAGTATGTTACAGTTACCTATGTTTTATCATTATAATCCAATATTTGAAGTGGCTGCAGGCACCATATGGACAGATGTACACCACGAGATTAATCAACAAATGATTATAAAAAGATATGGTAAAATTTTAATACCTAGAGGTACACCTTTAGCTCATTATATCCCATACAAAAGAGATAGATTTGATTTTGAAGTACAAAAACCAACTGAAGAAAATGCTTCATGGCATAATAGAGGTTTTTTAGAAGTAAGAACAAAATGGCATGGTGGTTATAAGATGAATCAGGCTAAACAAAGAGAAAAATTATCTAAGTGTCCTTATCATAAAAAATAGCTGTTGCCAATGCTTGTATCATATGATATAAATAGTATTATGGCATATGATTTTATACCACAAAGTAGAAAAGAAATTACACAAGCAGCTGTATTCGGTGCAGAATATGAAGCCGTGTATGATTATCTATTTGAAAAATTCAAAAGAAAAGACCCTATAGCATTAAGTAAAAAACCTACTGAGAAAAGACAGATAAAAGTTTCTCGTGGTTTTCAAGGTTCAACTACCACAAAAGATATTACAAAAGCATTAGATTTAAAAGTTGTCAAACTATCTTTTGGTGAAGGTAGTAGAGGTGGCCGTGGCGCTCAAAATAAGGGTATGCAGTTTGAGGTTGACCTTACAAACGATTTAAATAAATGGTGGCAAGATGAAAAACTTGGTAATGCACAAGCTGAAAAAATCATCAATGAAATGGCCGACTATTATAAATGGCATAAAGTTAAAAAGTTTATAGTAAGTAATGAGGGTGGTTTAAATCAAAGACGACCACTTATCTTTCAAGGCAATCAGCCATTTATTGGTACAGCAGGTGACCAAAACATAGGTAAAACTGTGACTGATATTACAGTCTTTGCCGATAACAAACCTGTTTACTTATCATTAAAAGCAACAGGCACAGTTACATTCTTTAATGCAGGTGTAACTAAGTTTTTAATTGCTGATGAAATGAAGAAGTATAAAACAATTAAAAATCCACAAGGGTTAGCATTGTTAAAGATGTTAGGTATTAGTCCAGTATCTTTAGCTCAAGTATTTAATTCTTATGGTGGAAAGATGGTCAGAAAACAAGAAAATGTATTTAATAAACTAGACAAACCTAGATTAATTAAGTTTCTTAAATCTGGTATTGGCTATGGGTTTCATTATGTACACGCAAAGAAACCAACTGAAATACATCATTTTGAAATGACCAAATCTTTCATGGAGAAATTAGCACGACCTACTTCAGCTATTGTTTACTATGGTGGTAAGACAAGTGCTGGTAAAAGAGTAGATATGGAGATTGATACACCAAATATTACCTTGAAAATTAACATTAGAAATAAACAAGGTGGTGTATATCCTAGCCATATTATGTGCGATTACATATTTAAATCTTATAAATAGTCTTATGATTTGTTTATGGGAAAGTGATGATTATATTAATGGATAAATTGGAGAACAAATGTTTAGTTTTAAAGGCTTTTTCACAAAGGAAAAGAATACACACTTAGAGCACCTAGAAGACGATATTATTAATAGAGGCTCACAAGGTGGTGTCAACGCAGTAAATTTCCTTAACGCAGTAAGAAATATGCTAGCCGGTAATGTCGGTGGCAAGTTAAATATGTCCGTCAAATGGGACGGTGCGCCTGCTGTATTTTGTGGTCAGAATCCAGAAAACGGCAAATTCTTTGTTGGCACAAAATCAGTATTTAATAAAAGTCCAAAAATCAATTACACAACATCTGATATTAGAAGAAACCATGGTGGTGAACTTGCAAACAAACTACAAGTATGTTTAAGAGAACTGCCAAAGTTAGGACTATCTGGTGTTTATCAAGGTGATTTATTATTTACAAGAGGCGATTTAAAAGCTGCAAATATAGGTGGTGAAAAGATGATTACTTTTACACCTAATACAATAACATATGCAGTACCGGCTGATAGTGATATTGGTCGTAGAATTGTAAGAGCAAAATTAGGTATTGTTTTTCACACAGTTTATTCAGGCAAGACAATGAACAATATGACTGCCGGTTTTGGTAGTATTAAAGGTCAAGGTCCTGCTTCTGTATTTTTAGCGTCTGCTTCATACCAAGATACTTCAGGTTCATCTACTTTTAATAAAGGTGAACTAAGTAGGTTTGACGCATTAATAAGAATGGCTCAAGGGTCATTATCAAAAGCTAAACCAATGTTAGATGAAATATCAAAAAATTCTAGTGACCCTCTATCAGTAGGATTTAGATTAAAAACATATTTTAATTTTTACATTAAAAACTCAAAAGCTGGTATGGATAAAGTTAAAGTTATGCAGGCTGGTTTTAGAGATTACTATGCTAACATTTTACAACAAGAAATAGACGCAAAGAAAACAGACAAAGGTAAAGAAAAGTACATAAAGGCAAAAGCAGAGGGTTTGAGATTTATTGATAGAAACAGACAAGCTCTCTACTTTGCAATTGCAAGTCATATTAGTTTGGCAAATGCAAAGAATTTTTTAATTCAAAAACTATCACAAGTACAAAGTATTGGTCACTTCTTACGAACACCAAACGGATATAAAGTAACAGCACCTGAAGGATATGTTGCAGTTGACAGAGTTGCAGGTGCCATCAAACTTGTAGATAGATTAGAATTTAGTAGAGCAAACTTTACAGCTGAGAAAGATTGGGTAAAAGGATAATGATTAGATTAATAGATTGGTATTATAGTATTATAGAAAGTTTAGGTGTCAAGTTTACAAACTATGCTTGGCATAAAAGATGGTGCAATAGAGAACA